GTAGATGCATCATGGGCATACAAACTGTCAAAAAATGGCAAAATCATTAAACCGAATGCGAGAGATCTTAGGTTTTGTACTTAACTTGATTGTACTCACACTTAAGACCGCTACAAGGGGGGATTTAAATTAGGACCCAAAAACTAACCTTTCAAAAAGTTATCGTTTCCAATCACATCGTAGAAGTTTATGAATATCAAAATGCTGTTCCTTATGATTACGAAGATAAAAGGGAGAGAATTAAGCAACGAAAGAAGTCGGATGAAAAAAACCCCGAAAATAGAAAATTTTCAGGACGTAGAGCGAGAAACAATTTCCGAAGGTTAATTTCTGCAAATTTTGATAATAGTGCAAAATTTTTAACTTTAACTTTTAGGGACGGATCTGTAAAGGATTTAAAAAATGTTAAAGAATGTAACAAGCAATTTAAGCAATTTATTCAAAGATTAAACAGATATTTAAAACAAGATCAAACGGTTAAGTATGCTTGCGTCATTGAATTTCAGGATAAAAATTCTCGCGGAGCTGTTCATTATCATTTACTGATCGATATACCTTATGTTCCACAAGATGAATTAGCAAGGATTTGGGGAAATGGTTTTATAGGTATCAATTCAATTGATTCATGCGATAATCTAGGTGCCTACATGGTAAAGTATATGCTAAAGGATATGGATGACCATAGGCTAATGGGTTTAAAGTCTTACATGACATCTAGGGGGCTTATAAGACCAGATGAATACAAAGGCGAATCAGCTAAACTGATAATTAAACATTTAATTAAACAAAAAAAAGAAGTCTATGCGAACACATACACTTCCGAGCACTTTGGAAATATTACATATAAAGAATACAATTTAAATAGAAAATAGTCAAGTAAAAATACTTTACAGAAATCCGTCAAGTAGAAATACTTTACAGAAATCTGTCAAGTAAAAATACTTGACAGATAAATTTAGATTTGGTAAAATATGCTCAAATAAATACAAATTAGGGAGGATTTAGAAACATGCTAGTAAAAATTACTGGAACTGTTGACAGTGTTAAACAAATGGAAAAAGATGGAAGAAGTTGGACAGAAGTATTCCTAAACCAACGCGGTGAGCAACAAAAAGCAAAGGTTAAATTATACTCCGGAGCAATACCTAAGCTAGATGAAACTATTACTTTCGAGGGCGTGGTTGTTGCAGGTGCATTTAATGGCTCGCCATACAAATTTATAAGAGTAAACTAGACTGGGGAAATTCCCCATTGACTAGGGGTGTTATCGAATGATCTCAGGTGAAATACTTAATTCAGCAGGTGATCTTGTTTATACGATTCAAATACATGCCGAATATTATCTAGCAATCATCCTAGGTGGTCTTACCGCTTTAGCCTTTTTCCTTATGATAAAGAGGTGATTTTTATGGATTTAGCTATTTTTAATGATGCGTTCTTTAAAGGTTTTCTCGTCATAGCATCGTCTGCTGTGCTAGGGCTAGGAATATATTATGTACAAAAATTATTAGAAATGTGGGGTGCTTAAAAAATGAATATTAAAGAAAAACTTCAAAAACATGCTCCAAAATTAGTTGCGGGTACCGCATTGATTGCGGCAGTCCCACAGTCTGTATTCGCTATTGGAACCGCTGATGCGGCTGTCGTAACTGGTATTACTGGAATTGTTGACAATGTTGTTGCCACTATTGCATCCGTTGCTCCAGTTTGCCTTGGTATTTTTGCCGCTTTCATCATGTGGAAATACGGGAAACGTATCTTCAATAAACTCGGCTAAATCTTCAATCCGGAATTATTTTGGGGCATGGAATTGCAGACGGTTCCATGCCCTTTTAATCATTTAAGGGGGGCGTTATCATTGAAGCATAAGTTACTAGCTGTTTTACTTTGTATAATGCTAGTCTTAACCTTTACTCTTACCGAAGTTCAAGAAGCTCATGCAATAATACCTGTCGCAGTTGCTTTGATAGATTTAACTGCTACTGTTCTTGGTTCCGCAGGTTTAACTTATCTTACTAATCCTGCTATGCAATCAGCTGTAAACTCTTTTCTTTATCGTTATGGCCCTGCTGCCGCTGAATTAACACAAGCCGCGGCAACCATCGGAGTAGGGCAAGCCTACATTATAACAGCTACCGTAGCTGATGCCCTTTGGGACTTTACCCATAACGTTATGCCAAACGCTATTGCTGATCCTAAAGAGTCGATTTCTTATTCAAAGGATGGTTCTATTAACCAAAACTTATCAACTCCTTATTACACACCCACCGCTGTTTCACCGTCAGTTATAACTAATATGCCTAGTATTCACACTATTGTTAATCAACGTAATTCTACTCGTTACGGTTTAATTAAAATATTAACACAAGCCTTAGATTTCCCAAATGCGGGTTCAGGTTGGCAAGATATTAAAACCGTATACATTACACAGTATGACAATGACAGCATCACTATTGGTAATAACATTGGTGAATTTAACAATTGGTTATTAACTAATTGGAATAGTTTAGATTTTAATGTCTCTTCGCAACATACTTCTCTTGTTGGTACTTCTTCAATTTACCTTAAATGGTCATCTGGAAGTATTGTAACTCCTGAGATTCCTAATGGCGTTGCCTATCGATTACAATTATCTAGTGTAGCTTCCGAGTATTTAGTTTCGAATACTATTACCTCAGAGGGTACTGTTGAATCAGTTGCTATACTTGGAGAGGGAAATACTATTGATTATAACATTGTAAATCGTGCACTTAAAGACGCTTCTGTGACCGTTGCTGATTCTTCTACGTTAATCGGCGAGGCAGCTCAGGAAATCTCTGTAACCTTGGCAGATCAAACAACTGTTATATCAAGCATATATTCATGGCTCACTAATTTTTCAAATACTATGGATAGAACTTTTAACGGTGATGGTACACTATCAATAAATTGGGAACCCTTAAAATTATCAGGAGACATGTTTTCGGATCGTTTTCCATTTTCAATTCCGTGGGATATTAAGCGGGCGATTATCGGCATGGGTGATGGTGACGCTCCGGCTCCAGTATGGAGTATTCATTTTCCTGAACCTTTGAACTGGACATTAACTATTGATTTAGCCTTTTTTAACGGTATCGCTCCTGCTGTAAGATCGTTGGAATTAGTTGTTTTTATGCTAGGCTTACTCATGGCTACACGTAAGGTAATTGGAGGTGATTCCTAATGGGCATTTTTATAAAATTTGCTAATTTCTTTATTGACTCTATCGGTTTTGTTCTCCAATCTTTAATTTTACTTCTTCCGCAATCACCTTTCAATTTCGATTATTCAGATGCAACGCCATTCATGCAACTTATAAATTGGCTTATACCTATTCCCGCGATGCTGTCCTTCATGTCATTGTATTTGCCCGTTGTTGCAATTTATTACGGATTGCGTGTTTTGTTACGACAAATTAAATTATCAGGGGGTTAAATTAAAATGGCTGTTTACTTATACTCGGGTACCCCTGGTTCAGGTAAGTCTTTTCACAGTCTTGAGGCAATATTAAATTATCTTAGAGCGGGAAAAGTCGTTGTTTGCAATTTTCCTGTTAAATTCACTGATAGAGAAATCAAACATGGATATGATAAGCGTTTTATTTACATAGACACTCTATCTATTAACCCTACTCGCTTAATTGAGATTCGTAATGATTTTGTTAAAAAGGGCATTCTTAAAGAATCCAAGGAGTCTGAATTTCTTTGTATGTTTGATGAATGTAGCATCATGTTTAATCCTCGAGACTTCTCTCGTTCAGATCGTATGGAATGGATAAATTTTTTATCACAACATAGACACTATGGATTTGAAATTGTTCTAATCGCACAGATAGATCGAATGATAGATCGTCAAATAAGAGGACTTATCGAGAATGAAATAAAACATAGAAAACTCAATAATTTGTCTTTTCCCTTTATTCTATTTCCGCTAGAAGTCTTATTTAAGCTATTTTGTTGGCTGACTGGTATTTCCTTTTTTGCCGCGATAACTTACTGGTATCCAATAAAAATGAAACTTGAAACAAGACCATTTTTGTTTCGAAAAAGTATTGCAAAGCATTATTCGACTTTTTACGATTTTAGAAAACTTCAAGAGTCTCAGACCGAATTGGGGATTAAGGGGACCCAATGAGGTTCTGAGTTAAGTAATTTTTTATAAAATAACAAAGACGAAAATTTTTTAGCAATTTTCGATTCGACAAATTACGACATTTTATTGTCTTACTTTGTCGAATTTTTTATGGGGAAATTCCCCAATAATTATTTGACATTTACTTTGATTTAGTTTAAAATAGTATATAGGAAGGGAATATATCCCTTTACTTAAAGGAGGTTTTCCAGATGAGTAGTTTAGTTTTGAATTTTAACCAAGTGCAATCGGGTGCTCAAACGCGTGTAAAAATCAATTCCAATGTAGTGAAAAAATATGCCCAACTCATGGTCGAAGGTATAGAGTTTCCTTTACCTGTTGTCTTTGACGATGGCTCGCATTATTTTTTAGCAGATGGCTACCATCGTATCGAAGCATTTAAGCTGAATAATGCAACAGGAGCAGAATTCGAGGTAATCAAGGGAACCCTTGAGGATGCTATTATTTACAATCTAACAAACAATTCCAAGACTGGCTTACCAATGAGTAATGCTGACAAGAAAAACGCTGTTTGCTTATTACTTACAACCTGCCCTCTAGCGGCTGAAATGTCAGATAGGGAAATCTCTCGTATTTCGGGAGTCGATCATAAAACTGTTGGTAAATATCGCAAGATGTATGCTGAGGGCAAAGACCCTATGGGATCAAAGGATAAAGATTCGAATTCTGGCTCTGGTTCAGATTCCGATAATAGCGATTCATCTTCCAGACGTAACTATAAAGAAGAAGTCGCCGAGCTTGAAAATGAAATTGAACGCCTACGCACTATGAATGCCGAATTAACTACTGAGTTACATTTGACTGGTGAACTTCTTAAGAATAGCACCATTCATGGGAAATTGAATAGGAAGGAATTTACAAAGCTCCTTCATCCTGACCAGTATTCTAATGCCCTTAAGGATTTCCCTGAATTGCTTGGTAAAATCGAGAAAGCTTTACAGCTTATAAATAGTTGTAAGTAGTTCACGAAAATATTAAAGTGGGGAAATTCCCCACTTTATTTTATTTTCATTCATATTTCTTTCAAAATGAGCACAGCGAATTGATAGCGACGTAATTTTTGAATTAAAAACTAATAGCCTTGTTTCGCGGTACCAAATTTTTATCTTTGTTTGACACGTATTTACCCCTTTCCCCTGTCAATGATTTACGTTCCTTAATTACAGGATTTCAATATGTAATAGATCGTGCATAGCGAAAATTACCATTATTTAACAAATGACCCAGACGACCCAGAGGTGAGGTCGTGAGATTTTCCCCTGCTCATACAAGGGGAAAAATAAAAAATTCTTAATAAGAAGGACTTTAAGGATTAGTGTCGAATAATTGGCTTATGTCCAGAATAATCCAGAATTGGGAGGAATGTCAAAAATGAAAAAATTCTGTATCATTTGTGAGAAAATTGTCGAAGAAGATCAAATAGTCGTAACTTATGGGACAACTGGTTTCGGAAAATGTCGTACTTGTATGCAAAGC